GCGCTAACCCCGTCGGCGGGCGACTGAATATTTAAGCGCCCTTTTGCGATGGCGCGCCAACGCATTTGCGTTTCGGAGGGCGTTTGTATATGCCCACGCCGCCTGTTCGATAAGTCGGATCCCCGCGAGCCTATTGAGCAGGGCCTGACGTCTATTGGGAGTTCTTCTCACGGGCGTTTGCAACTTTCTGGTCAGGGTGGCGGCGGCGGTTCTGCGCATCTCGGACACCAGGTTGTTTACATACGAACCACCTGGTGTGCGGGCCCTTGGGCTCGGACTCGGACTATTTGTTTTCGGCCGCCCACAACACTTCTTCATTTAATAATAACATTTACAAAAGTTCCTGCCAACTCAGGAGAACCTGTGCATCCACAGTTCCCTGACCCGTGTTGTTGAAAAATGCCAAAGTCATTATATCACTCGTCTGCGTGAAAGAGGTTCGACCAATTTGTGAAAAGTATTGACCTAGCTCGAAGACGGTTATGCTCGATGAACTCGCCGCACCAGATGAAACCATACCGGACGCAACCTGTTGGCACGTCGTCGCCGAAAATGCCGTCGCCGACTTGTCCACAAGGATGCTCGTGCTCGGTGGTGCGGCCAGAAAATTCTCACCCGTCAGATTCGCGGCAGACACGTTGCTCCAAAGTGCCCATTGGACTGTATCACCGGCTGATGTTAGCAAGGCCTCAATCTGTCTGACGGCGCACACAGAGTCGAGGCGACCGGCAGCCAATCGGACTGATATGACTGGAACCCAGGTTCCAGCACCCACGGTCTCACTGAACGTGGCCAGATTGGAGTACAGAGTGAGGGGCGCGGTCGACCCACCCTCTGACATGACGGTCGAGCAAATCTGCGTCAGGTTCGAGGTTGCAGGCGCCGCTCCGTTCAGAGTCTGGATCTCGTACCGGACAGGCAAGCACGCGGTTGTTATATACGCCCCCACGACCAAGTTGGCGTGATGGAACGTGTGGCACAGGATGAAAAGTCCGTTGATGACGAAACCCATGCGGACCGAGCCGACACCTAGCCATTCCATATCGATCCAGAGAATTTGGGATTTTGTAATGTCTAGGGTCAGACCGGACGGACCAGACCCGAGGAGCTTATCGCCGTTCCAGTTGACCTGCGCCACGTTTGAAAGAGCAACGGTTCCGGTGACGTTGGAACGCTGGACGAGCTCGGGTCCGTTCGCCAACTCGACATAAAAGCCGTTGTCCGCCCCGAAGTAGCCTACGCGCTGACGGGTGTTGCCCGGAGAGGCTGGCGCCATCGTGAATGTCATCATCGTCAAAAGAGACTTGCCCGGTTGATATCTGAACGTATAAGCAGACTCGCGCGCCGCAAATGAGCCAGTCGTATTGGTCACGGTCAAATTTGCAGAACTCTGGGTCGGTATGAAGGTCACCGAGCCACCCGATGCGACGTTCGACCGGAACGACGCGTCAAGGCCGAACCGCTGCTGAGAATCAAAGAGCGTAAAGGGGTTGCTGACCCGGAGACGGCCGAACGCGTCGAGTTGGGGTGTGGCCTTGAGCGTCACGTCGGAGTTGAACAGATAGACCATTCTAATATATACTCCAGAAACTTCCTGTCCAAATTACATTCACGGCTCCATAATTCAAGGCGATAATGAGAGAAGACTGACCGTCGATGAGGTCCGGTGATGACGCCGCGACCGTGACTCTATACCCCACGAACGTCCCAGCCAGGCCCGACTCGTCCTTGATTATGTACTGCTTTCCGGCCGTGAGAGACGACCCGATTGGCAAATTAACGGTTTGGCCGTTGGACATTCCTATGTAATAATCACCAACCCCTGCACCGTAGCTAGTCGTCCGCCCGGTGACGACGGCACCGAGCGTTGAGATGGTCACGGGAGGCCCTGAACCTCCAGAGCCTTGTATGGGACCCACTGACAGCCACGAGCCGCCGAGAGGGTCCGATGTTGGCTTGAGGGTCGGCGCGTCCACCGCAAAGAGATCTACGTAGTAATAAGCCGTGGTTGACCCAACGTAGAATTGAATGTCGAAAATTTCAGTTGGATTTTGAGTCACAAAGGTTGTGTATCTGTAGGCGTACGTCTGATCCGTGCGCGTCGTCGTGTCCGAAACGTTCGAGCCCACCCCTATGCCTATTATATTGTCGGCAGTCGTCAAGAAAATCGCCCTGATATTGTAAATTCCAGTTTTATTAAATTTAAAATTTCCATTTGCGGATCTGGATACGAGTGAACTCGACCCCTGTTCGTTGAAGGGGCTGAGACTGAGCGCGAGAGCCTGCCCGTAAAGGACGCCCGTATATGTCGGCGGTGTATAATTTGACGCGAGGCTATAATAAAGAGATCCCCCTTCGCCGAGAGGCGTCCCGAGACTCGTGAAGACGTTCCCAGAGACTACGAGGTTCCCGGTCAGGTACGTGTTCCCGGCCGGACCTGGTAAAATGTTGGAGGTCACGACCAGGTTGGAGATGTTGGCCGTGTACGAGACATTGATGTTTGAAGTCAATACGTTATTTGTTTGAAGAGCGTTGGACACGTAGACATTTCCTTGGACGTGAAGGTTGGCGGATGGTGCCGCACCCGTTAGAATGCTTATACCCGTGCTTGTGATTCTGGCATACTCAGACGAACCTCCGAAGAATGTGTGGCTATCACCGGTTCCAAAAACTTGATATCTAAGCACTCCAGAACTTATACCAAATCCATAAAAACTACTAGCATTTAAAGGGTTGTCTCCACTGGCACCGTCATACAAAGTTACTATCTTGTTCGCAACAGTTTGCCCAAAACTCAAAAGAGATCCTCCACGGTAGGTCGACCCGATAGTCACCCTCCCGTTCGAGTCCATGACGAAGGTGTTGGCACCCCCAGAAATATTCGAGAATACGACCACGTTCGTTCCAAGAGTTCCAGGGCCAACGTCAAGGCCGTTCGAGACAAATACATTCCCGGTTGTCAAGGAATTACTTGCAAAAATATTATTTGAAACGACCACGGTCCCTACATTTGCGGACGTCGCAAAGACGTTCGTCGCCGTTACCGAATTACTCACGACAAGATTCGCCAAGTTCGATATAGTGACAACGTTCAGGGTCCCTACATTTGCCGTGGTCGCAAAGACGTTCGTGGTCTGAAGAGCGTTCGAAACGAACATATTTCCGGTCGCGTAAACCGTGGTCAGTCCGGGCTCACCTGTAAGAGTCAACGTGTCGAGATTACTCGTGCTCGCTACATTTAGTGTTGTGAAATTTGCAAAGGGAATTGTAAGCGTATTGAAAAAAAATACAGTATTGGTCGTATTGGCCTGCATGGATCCCGGGACCGTAAAGTCATTGACAACGAGATTCGCCAAGTTGCTCGTTGTTGATACGTTTATTGTGGAAGTTATGACGGAATTGGTAACGGTAAGAGATGTCAAAGTGCCTACACTCGTGATGTTCGGTTGGGAGGGCTGTGAGACGACGAGGGCGACGTTCGCATTCGCCACATTGCCCACGAGGCTCGCGCTCTGGATGTTCGAGAGCGCGTTGCCCTGGCCCGAAAAGAAGGAGGCCGTGACGTTACCATTCACAAATAGCCCTGTGAGGGTGCCAACCTGTGTGATGTTGGGCTGGAAGGGCTGAGTGACGACCAGAGCCGTGTTGGCACTGGCCACATTACCCACGAGGCTCGCGCTCTGGATGTTCGAGAGCGCGTTACCCTGGCCCGCGAAGAAGGAGGCCGTGACGTTACCATTCACAAATAGCCCTGTGAGGGTGCCAACCTGTGTGATGTTGGGCTGGAGGGGCTGGGTGACGACCAGGGCCACGTTGGCCGCCGCCACATTGCCCACGAGGCTCGCGCTCTGGACGTTCGAGAGGGCGTTACCCTGGCCGGAAAAGAAGGAGGCCGTGACGTTTCCGCTCACAAATAGCCCTGTGAGGGTGCCAACCTGTGTGATGTTGGGCTGGAAGGGCTGAGAGACGACAAGGGCGACGTTGGCCCGGGCCACATTCCCCACGAGTACGGAACTGAGGACGTTTGTGAGCGCGTTACCCTGGCCGGAAAAGAAGGAGGCCGCGACGTTTCCGCTTACAAATAGCCCTGTGAGGGTCCCGACCTGCGTGATGTTGGGCTGGGAGGGCTGCGAGACGACCAGGGCCACGTTGGCGTTGGCCACGTTCCCCACGAGGCTTGCGCTCTGAATGTTAGAGAGGGCGTTACCCTGGCCTGCAAAGAAGGTGGCGGTCACGTTGCCCGTCGAGTAAAGACCCGTGAGGGTGCCAACCTGTGTGATGTTGGGCTGAAGGGGCTGAGTGACGACCAGGGCCGTGTTTGCACTCTGAACATTCCCCACGAGTACGGAGCTCTGGATATTTGTAAGGGCATTACCCTGGCCCGAAAAGAAGGAGGCCGTGACGTTACCCGTAGAGAACAGACCAGTGAGCGTCCCCACCTGTGTGATGTTGGGCTGGAGGGGCTGGGTGACGACCAGGGCCACGTTGGCCGCCGCCACATTCCCCACGAGGCTCGCGCTCTGGACGTTCGAGAGGGCGTTACCCTGGCCGGAAAAGAAGGAGGCCGTGACGTTACCATTCACAAATAGCCCAGTGAGCGTCCCCACCTGTGTGATGTTGGGCTGGAAGGGTTGAGAGACCACGAGCGCCACGTTCGCGTTGGCCACGTTACCCACGAGCACAGAGCTCTGGATGTTCGAGAGTCCATTACCCTGCCCGTAAAGATTGAGAGCTACGAGCGTTTCCGTGTTGGCGACCGTCGTAACGTTGAGAGTGGTGGAATAAATGAATGGAATTGTCAACGTGTCACAGTTGAATAATGTCGTTGATGAATTTGATGAGAAACCATTTGCATAAATATCAGTGAGGTTGGAAATTCCTGAAACATTGAGCGCCGTAAGAGTCCCCACCTGCGTGATGTTGGGTTGGGAGGGCTGCGATACGACCAGGGCCACGTTGGCCGCCGCCACATTCCCCACGAGTACGGAACTCAAGACATTCGTGAGCGCGTTACCCTGGCCCGCGAAGAAGGAGGCTGTGACGTTACCACTCGAAAAGAGCCCCGTGAGCGTCCCCACCTGTGTGATGTTGGGCTGGAAGGGCTGCGTGACGACAAGGGCGACGTTGGCCGCCGCCACATTGCCTACGAGGCTCGCGCTCTGGACGTTCGAGAGGGCGTTACCCTGGCCCGAAAAGAAGGAGGC